CAATGATCAACTGTAGTTTTATTAATTTTTAATGTTTCTGCTATTTGTTTGATTGTTAGGTTATTATTATTTTTACCTTCATGTAAAACTTTTTGTATTTTCTGTACATCAAGTTTATGTTTTCTTACCGTAACTTGTTCAGCAATATCTCCAACATGAATTAAAGAATTATCCTCATTCACATTATCTTTTTCTAAAAAAACTATTGGTTGTCTATTACCACCAGTCATAGCAGTTAAAGTTGGTGACACTTCATCTTTGTATATTCTAGCAGTTTTATCTGGAGTCGAGGTTTCTAATACGGTAACAGCTGGTATATCTCCAGCAGTCAATGTAAAAGATACATCTTCTTCACTCCAAGGTTTACCATTGCTTTTAGTATGATTATCTCTAACTACCACTAAGTCAGTAATATCTTTATAATCTCTAGCTAATAATGTAGAAGCTTTATCATCTTCTTTATACCCATCACCAACAAAATTACTTACTCTTGCATAAGTATCTTGTTCAACAACTAAATCAGTAGCAGACTTATAATCTCTAGCACAGATAGTCGATGATACATCATCCTCTATGTAGTCACCTCTTCTTCTAATGCGATTTGTAGATTCTTTGGCAACTCTTTGTTTCTTTGTTCTGCTCGGATAAGGATTTTCTTGCATTGGTTCTTGGTCAAATAATACCTTTGCTGGATATCTCCAGTCTCTAATATGTCCGACAACGAAGATACGCCTTCTTCTTTGTGGGATGGCTCTTGGAAAGCGACTTGTTCTGACATATTGAGTGTCAAGAACCCTATAGGCGAACCCATACCTGAGTTCTGCCAATGCTCCGAGAAAGGTTCCAAGATCTTTTCCTTCGTTTGATGACAAGATGCCGGGCACATTCTCCCAGACGACCCAAGTGGGTCTAACTCTATCAATAAGCCTAATAAACTCAAGTGCGAGGTTTCCTCTATCTTCTTCAAACCCTTTTCTAAGTCCAGCGATGCTAAAGGTTGCACAAGGGGTTCCCCCCACAAGGACATCTGGTCTTGTTCCAATTGTTTCTTTCGTGATTTTCGTGAAGTCGCCATAATTTTTTACCTCTGGATAATGATATTGTAACACAGCAGAACGGAACTCTTCAATCTCAGAAAAACCAATAGGCTTCCAACCTAATGGATCCCATGCAACACTACATGACTCTATTCCACTACAGATAGATAAGTAATTCACTGCTGACCTTTTAATAACTCTTTAATGATATCTTGTTTTTTTCTTTTTTCTTTTTTACTCATATGTGTAAGTGTAAAATCTAATAATTCATTAATCATATTAGAAGGATTTCTATTTGTTTTATCACACATACCTTTCAGTAACTTGTAACTATCTATTCTGATAGCTACGGTTCTCCATTTAGTAGTATCCATTTTTTCTCCTATAAAGTTAATAACCAAATATATGCCCACACAATACAGTTCATGTACAATATAGATATAAGTAAAAATTTAGTCATATAATGATTTTAGTGATACGATGAGAAATTGTCAACTACTAGATAGTTTCTCCAAAATTATTTCCAATAGCTACATCTACTTTCATTGGCACCAAAAACTCCACACAATTTTCCATTTTATTTTTTATAAGATCTATATGTTTTTTATCTTTAATACTAAAACATAATTCATCGTGGATCTGGAGCAATGGTAAGTGACCCATCCTTGCACATTCCAACATAGCTTTCTTTGTAAGATCTGCTGAACTACCTTGTATCAATCGATTAAGACTTTTGTAGGTGTAAGCTCTTTTAATGTTTCTTGCACCATATTTTGCTGAAGCGTTCTCATGTCTTTCTGGTGTATGTACACCCCAATCTTTTGGTTCATATAAATCAAAACGACATTTTCTACCTAACTTAGTTCTTATCACTCCTTCATTCTGAGCTTTTTCCATACACTTATCTGATAACTTTTTTAAAAAAGGTGCTTTACGATTATACTTATCAATCAAGGAACTTGCTTCATCAAAAGTTAATCCTAACATGTTTGCTAATTTATTTTTACCCATACCATACATTAAACCTAATGAAATAGTTTTAGCACTTTTTCTATCTATGCCACATAAATCTGCTACGGATTGATGAAAGTCTCCATCTCCTTTTTCATAAGATAAAGCTATTTCTTTTGCTCCTTCATATTCTAAAGCCAAACTATAATGTACTGCAAGTCTAGGTTCTTGCTGACTATAATCGAGTGCTACAAACTTTTCACCTTCTTCTGGTAGAAACAATCCTCGTATCATACTACCAAACTCTTTATTACGAGCTGGTAGTTGTTGTAAGTTTGGATTGTTCATAGATAGTCTACCACTTACAGTACCACCACTATCACTGCGTAACTGATTTATCTCAGCATGGATTCTACCATTATGTGTATATTTTAAAATACTATTGATAAAAGTATTATGAAACTTATTCATCTCTCTAGCTTGTACAATCAACTTTGATATATCGTTAGTGTCATCCATCAACCATTGTTGTGTGAAACTTGGTTCGTTAGTCTTTTGTGTTCTAGGATATTCAATACCTAGTTTATCGTAAGCAGTGGCTATACTTCTTGCACCCCAAATATCAACATCTTTACCTACCTTATTTTCTATAACTTGAAGTGTTTTCTTTTCTGATAATATAAAATCTTTTTTTAATTTTTCTGCTCCCTCTTCATTTACTCTTATACCCCTTTTTCTCATTTCTATTAAGTGTGGTAAAAGATCTCTCTCTAATTCCCATATAGTCATTAAGTTTTCTTTGTTTAATTCATGTTTCATTCTTTGCCATAAATCATACGTTAGTCGTGCATCTTCTTGAGCATACAATCCAACTGCTTCACTAGGTAGTTTCCACATCTCTTGCTTTGGATCTACTCCATACAATAGAGCTGTTTCTCGTAAATCTTTTTCTACTTTCATTTCACCTAAATACTGTTTAGCTAATGCATTTAAAGAATAGGAATATCTATTCTCATCTAACAAAGCACCAGCGATCATTGTATCTACAATCTCTCCATTTACTTTTATACCATAAGATTGTAACCACCCAACATCATAGGATGCATTATGAAATATTTTTCTACAAGGTAATGCACAAATATCATGCATGTATTGTAAGACTTGCTCTTTAATTAAATTACCACCACCTAAATGTCCAAATGGATAGTAAGCACTAAAACCTTCTGTGGCTACTGCCATTCCAATTATGTTACCTTTACCAAAAGCCCAACCAGCTCCTAAGCCATTATTAATACCACCATCTCTAGTTTCTAAATCAATCGCTATTTCTGTAGCACTTGATAAATCTTTGTACTCTATTGGTGGTGACCACATACTTTTTTTCTGTAATGGAAATACTAATTGCATTTTACTTATTAAACCCCCTGTGAGCCTGTGTTTGAAATAAAAACCCATTTAAATGACCACTGAGTGCATGTAAAAAAGTTTTGCTTATGATCGTACCTAGTTTTTTACTCATAATCTCTCGCTATTATCATTTCACAATAATGTATTGCTTTTTTAATATCTTCAGCTTTACCTTTAGCTTGATGACGACAAATATATTTAATTACATTGCCCTCTGCAAACAACAATTTATTTTTATTTATAAATTGTGAAGGTTGTATTTTAAGGTTTTGGTAATGCAGACTGCCTTTTGCCCACAAGTTGTTTTTCTCTTTCATGTTCTTCCTTTGTTTTTAATGTAAAGCCATCTCTTATTAAACAAAATAATTTATCTTCTACTTCAGCTTTTGTTGGTCTTGTTTTAAACTCTAATGTTACGTTAATTTTATATGTCATATCACTCCTGCGTTCTGTAAACCTATAATTGTACTAACAATAGTATATATAATTAAAATCGTCATAAAACCCTCCCTTTTTTAAAGTTTTTTTTACTGCTTGTTTCTCTTCTTTTTCTCCCCAATACACTATAGTAAATGCATTACAATTAGGACAAGATAAATTTGTAACAATTGAATGATCTTCATCTTCTTCACAATCATGATCCCCACCCCATATTAATTCTGTGCCACAATTATAACATTTCATAATATTCTCCTAATAAGGTTCTAAGTCACAATATGATCTAGGTATACCTAACATGGGTCTACCATCATATTTATTATCTTTAGCTTCATCATTATTTTCATCATTGTAATGAAAAAAAACTTGACCACAAAGCTCACCTGTAAATTCTTCTCTCCAATGCTCACACAAGTGTCCTTTGTAAATCATCATATCACCTGGTTTTAATATTACTTCTACACCTTTAGATTCACCCCCTTGGTAAACCATGTATTCTCCTTCTTGTTTATAACCCCCTATATTTTTATCTGGCTCTATATATATAGCCCACTCATCTCCACCTAAATTCATAGTAGTTGATATTTCACAACTAAATCTATCTTTATGGCGTTCTAAAACATTACCTTTTATATACAACCTTGCATAAGAGTAATTTGGTATTAGCTTCATGTTTATTTTTTTTTCTATAAACTTAGTACATGATTCTAACAAAGTTTCCATAACAATATCTCCATAATTTGAAAAAGCACCCTCTGCTTGATCATCAAAAAAAAATCCCCAACAATCTGTATCAACTTTATCATTATCCCATAACCATTTTGATACCTCTGCTTTTTTTTGCAAACACTTATATGCAAACTGGCAAATTTTAGGATCAACTGCTTTTCTAATAATTAGATAATTATCTTTTTTGAATGAAGTCATTTTTTTTCCTTTATGTAATTTAAATAATCAACTCCTATAGGATAATTATATCTATGATCTGTGCCTAATAAATGTAATCTTTTTTTTGCTCTAGTCACACCAACATAATAAACTTTACGTTCCTCAGATTGTTCTTGTTGAGTCTTTCTTTGAAACGATGATACCCAATTACATTTAGATGCAAGTAAAACATTGTCTGCTTCACCCCCTTTACAAGAATGAATTGTATCAATAATTATTTGTGGATCTTCATCTAAAGTTTTTTGTCCATATCTTTGTAACAACCTAACAAAGTAAGTCACTTGTGGAGTATGAAAATTTCTTTTCAATATTTCATACCAAGGTTTACTATATGCTTCATCACTTAATTCTAAACCACACCAATCGATTAATCCATCAAAATCATACTCTTGTGTGTCAGGCAAACTAACCCAAAACTTTACAGAACGATAAGAGCTATCTTTTATTTCTCTAATATATTTCATCATAGTTTCTGCTTCGTGTTTCGTGATACTTTTACCTTTTGTAATTTTAGTCCAACTCTTGATTGCCTCCCATTGTTTTTTATCAAAAGATTTATTACCACGATTATCAGCAAAATATAAACCAGCATCTTTTGCCATCATTCGTAATTCATTAACCACAGAATTTACTCTACCTAATATGTACCATGT